GTTTCCTTTCTTAAAAGAAAAATACTAAAAAAAGAGAAATGAAAAGCTTAAAAGTGCTAACGCTTAAAGGATGTAGTCATTGTAAAAGTGTCAAAGAAGGATTAGCGGCAAGCTTTATTTTATTCGAGGATTTAGATGCCAATGATAATGATGAGTTGGCGGATAGTGTAGAGGATGTAGTTGTAGTAGATAGTTATCCAATAGCCCTGATAGAAGAAAGAAAGCATACAACCTTTATCTATATTACTAATGATGGAGCTAAGTTGGGACCTCGAAGACTTGGACCTAATGTTTTAGCTATTGGATGTGTAGATTCTGATTCGTTGCTAAAGAATATTATTTCAAATATGTAAATTACAAACATGCGTTACAAAAGTCTTGTTACAAGAAAATTAGAAGAGTTGGATAGTATCCTTTTAGGACTTAAATCTCTTCTTTCTCAAAATCCTACTAGAGAGCAAGTAGAGAATCAATTCGAAAAATCAAAAGCTAAAATTGAAGAAATTCAAACCCTTGTGAATGTAGAGCAAGAAGGCTAGAGTTAAGCTGTTGCTTTTGCTTTTCTTTTTTGGTATGTTCTAAGAAATATAATTAACTTATGTTATCAGCAGAACAAATTCAACAAAATCTAGAAACCTTTTATGGTATTATAGAAAAGTATATCAAAGAGCCAAGAGCCATGAAGCTTTTTGCTTTATACCAAAAACAAGAAGAGATCTTAGCATTTGCTCCAGCATCTTCAAAAGCATCCTTCCATAATTCATTTCCAGGTGGTTATGTAGATCATGTTATTAGAGTAGTGGAAGCTGCTTTAGTAGTTAGAGATACTTGGGAAAAGATGGGTGCTACTATTAACTTTACAGAAGAAGAGTTGGTATTTGCAGCCCTTAATCACGACCTAGGTAAGTTAGGCTTAGATGGCAAGCCTCGCTACATTCCCAACGATTCTGAATGGCATATTAAAAATCAAGGAGCTAACTACAAGCCTAACGCAGAATTACCTTTCTTGCCTGTTCAAGATAACTCTCTATTTATTTTGCAAAATGAAGGTATTCAATTAACTGTAAATGAATACATCGCAATTAAGATCCACGATGGCTTATACGATGATGGAAACAAGCCTTTTTTAATTTCAGGACAGAATGAGTCTAAGTTACGTACTTCTCTTCCTTTAATCCTTCACCAAGCTGATATGATGGCTTCAAGAGTGGAGTGGGAAAGAGAGTGGTTAGATAAAGTAGGTGCTCCTGCTAAACCAGCAGTAGCTAAACCTGCTTCTGCAACACAATTCAAGCAACAAGCTGAAGCTAAAAAGCTACAAAAAGTAGCTGGTGCTAATCAAGGTTTACTTAACGCTTTAAAAGGAATTTAATATGATATTTGGAATAACTATGCTAGTCCTTTGGGTAGCAACTGTAGTTGGTTGGGTTATTTATAACCTTTATCAAAAGAACGTAAAACTAGAAACAACTGTAATTAACCAAGCTACTTTTATAGCTGGTGTTCAATCTTTAATTGCTACTTCAGATAAAGCTTTAAAAGAGTTGGATGATAAGATTTGGATGGAAAGCGATAAAGAATTGCAAACAGTATTTGAAAGTCTTAAGACTATACAATCTGCATTAAACACCTACAAAAGACAATAGCATTGGAAGATTTATTTAAAGTAGAGGAAATAGGTGTAGGCCTAACGAAAGATGGCAAAGTGCGTAAAAGACGTCCTAAGAAGTCTATTGACTACTTCACTCTAGATACTCAAGAGGCGATTTTAGAATATCGTTTAGAGACTTCTCAAGCTAAAAGAAATAAGATCTTTAATGAAAGAATCTATTATGCTTTCTATAAGTTAGCTGAGAATATAATTCATACTTTTAAGTTTTATTATACCGAAGTTGATAACATCAACGAATTAAAACATGAAGTTATTGCTTTTTTATTAGAAAAGCTACACTTATATGATGATACTAAAGGAAAAGCCTACTCTTATTTCGGAACTATTGCTAAACGTTATTTGATAGTATACAACAATAACAATTACAAAAGATTGAAAGGTAAGGCTGCCGTAGAAGAAGTTGATGAAGATAAAACTCTCTTAAACGATTTAGTTTTAAATCACGATGATAATCTCGAAGATGTAACTTTTATAGATTTGTTTATTCAATATGTCGATGATAATCTATTGGAACTTTTCCCTAAAGATCAAGATGCAAGAGTTGGTGATGCTATTTTAGAGTTATTTAAACGAAGAGAGAATATAGATATATTTAATAAGAAAGCTCTTTTTATCTATATTAAAGAGATTACCGATGCCCCTACTCCAATTATTACCAAAGTTATTAAAGTCTTAAAGGGTATATATAAAGAAATGTTGAATAAATATCTTGAAGAGGGTAGCGAAATCAACATTTTCACTCGCTAACTATTTATTTAAAATAGTATTATGGACTTTGATTTCGAATTATACAAAGGTAAGAAGTATTCCGATTTACTACAAGATATAGTAAAGAATCACAAATCTAAACAAACTCAGATCAAAACCTTAGTTGATCAGCTAGTTGATATGGTTCAAGAACCAGGCGATGCTGTGATTGTCGTACCTCTAATCAAAGGTTATCTAGATTCAGATATTAAGAATGACGAAGCCTTAGTTAAAGTTGCACAGATAGCTCAAAAAGCAGCTACTCCAGCAGCTGGTGGTGGTAGTGGTTTCGATGAAAAGGATTTAGAGCTTTTATTTAGCGATATTCAAAAAAGCACTATGCCTTTAGCTGAACAGGAAATTAAAGAGTTACCTAACATAGAAAAGTAATGGCGTACGGAGTAAATAATTTTGCAAGTGCTATCTCTAGTCAAAACCCAGCAGGCGAATTACCTGCTTCCGGTTATATTCTAGGAAGAGTAGCTCATGTAGTGTACGGACCATACCTTCCCAATACAGATATTCCTGACCCTGATTACAATGATCCTACAGATTTAGGTAAGATTAGATTTGTAATACTTAATAATACTCAAAGCGACACATCAAATAATTTAGGCAACCAACCCGCTCAACCTCTTTATTCTTGGATGAAGCAGTATCCTGTACAAGGAGAATATGTCTTCGTAGTTGCAGGACCTAGTTTGAATCTAAATAACTCTACTGAACAAAAGTCGTACTTCTATTTACCTCCATTTAGTTTATGGAGTTCTGTTCATCATAATGCACTTCCTAACTTAAACGATTATGGTGCTTATGTTAATGAGCTTAAGAGAACTTATGGGGATAGCCTAAATACGAATCAAGCTAATAATGTTACTACAGGATCAATTCAATACCCTCTAGGAAATAACTTTTATGAAAAAAGTAATGTTAAGTCCTTAAGAATGTTTATTGGGGATGTTGCTTTTGAAGGTAGGTTTGGTGCTTCTGTTAGATTTGGTTCATCTTTATCTACTAATAGGGGAGAAAATTTTTGGTGGAATGGTCCCGATGGCAATCCAATTACTATTATTAGAAACGGACAAGGTAAGCAAATTGATCAAGAAGGCTGGATACCTACAGTTGAAAATATAAATACTGATCCGTCTTCAATATATTTAACTAATGGACAAGTTGTAATAATAGATGACTTGAATAACTTTCCACTAAACAGTTTTAATTTAGCAATTGAACAAACACCTACAGAAGCTATACCACTTAACCAACAATTAACAAGTATTGATGCAATAGCAGCTTCCGATCAAGATCAAAGAATTAACAATCAAAATCCAAATGTAATTGGCTAATGTTTAAACCTGAATTTCCATATAAAGGTGATCAAGTAATCATATCTTCTGGAAGAGTGACGGCTCACTCCAAAGATGATTTTATTATGTTGTTTGGAAAGAAGGGAGTTGCTTTGTCAACTCCTTACAGCGTTAACATAGATGCTAGTGAGAGAGTATTAATCTCCTCAGGAAGAATAGAATTAGGTTATAGAGCATCTTTTGAAGGTAGTCCTGTTTTGTTAGGAGTTCCAACAGCATTTCAATTAGGACAACTAATGGACGCTTTAAAGGATTTAGGAGAAGCTTTAGGTAACTTGAGCGAGTCTAATTTAGCTGGAGCTGTTCCACAGATAAAAAGTGCAGCAGATAGTTTAGCTGGATTAGCTCCTATTGTAAAAACACAATTAAACACAACATGTCTTTCGGACGTAACTTATACTAGATAATGCCACTAGAAGGACCAATATATAATCCAAAGCCTAATGTAGGACCAACTGGCACACTTGAAGCTAAGTTGAGTAGTCCTCAATTTCAACAGGATGCTTTAAACAAAGCTAAAGCAGTAACGCCAAAGCCGAAAGATCCTATTGAAACTCTTATTCTAGTTTTTGTAAGAGTTACTTCTTTTATAAAACAGAATACATATCAAATACTTTGGGGCGCTCCAACTAATCCACCACCAAGAGCTACAGTTAAAAATCCTCAAACAGGTTTTTACGAAACTATAAAAGGATCTGTAAGGAATGCTGGACAACAAGTTAGTAACTTTTTTCAGTCGGGATTATTTAATATATTAGATGTTATTAACTCATTAGATCTATGTGGAATTATTTCTTATTTAACAGATCCTACTAATTCTAGAGGCAGAAAGCGTCCTCCAAAACCTTGGACTCCTGATCAAATAGCTTTGTACTATGTACAAGATCAAGCCAAATATGTTCAAAAGTTAATTGATAAGTACACAGCTCTTCCTACCGAATTAGTTAGAAGTTATGCAACCTTAGAGCCAAAAAAAGAAACACAACAGCAAGCAATATCAGGATCAGGAGCTCCTATTGGAAAAGATCAAATAGCAGGTAATGATGTCCAGAGATTTAACATATATAATTTAATACAAGAAATTAAAGCCGCCTTTACTGTAGGAGGTCCTAATGCTATTCTAACTGCTCAGGATGCAACTTTAATATCTCAAGTACCTGGCTTAGGTGCTAATCTTAATTTTATAGACGACTTCGTCGCATTTGCAAACAAGTATACAGACTATAGAAATATAGACAACGACGACTTAAGAAAACTTCTTCAGAAGATTAATGAAGTAAGATCTGTCTGTGTTACTATTCAAAATCTTAACTTTAAAGGTGTAGTATTTTTAGTAGATGAACTTTTAGGAGGAGATTTAAGAAAGGATATTCAAAAATTATCGAAATATATTGATCCAACCAAGCTTCTTCCTACACTTAAGCAGATATCTCAGCAGATAAATGCCTTTGTTAAAATGGCACAGAAGATATACAACATTATATCTCAGGTTCAGTTTATTATTAAAATTCTTATAATTCTTTTAAAGGTTTTAAAGTTCTTAGTAAAATTCTTCTTAGCAAATATACTACCTTCAGTCTTTACTACTGTAGGAGTTATAGCTACTTTAGAGAAAGCTAGAATCGATGCAGAGCTTTTCATAGTAAGAATAATGAAGAGACTAGAGCAGATCAATGGTTTAATGGCTGTAGTATTATCGTTAGTTAGATATATTCTTGCAAATGCTATTGAGCTACTAGTTAGAGTTGAGACTTTAATTGCTAAGTTAGAAGCATGTGAAGCAATGAAGGATTCACCTGTATTAGATGATTTAAAAGCTAGCTATGCAAATTTAAAGCAGATTAAAGAGCAATTAGAAGCTTATGTAGCAAATTACGATGGTAAAACAAATCCTGACGATGCTCAATTTGGAGAATATAGTATTCGAGTAGTAGATGAAGAGTTAACAGATCCTACTATTTCTAATAAGCGTAGAAGAGGTATAGCTTTAAATAGACAGGGAGTACTTGTAGCTCAATCCGATTTAACTTTCGCTACAAACACATCTATTATAATTCAAGAAGTTAAAGTTAAACTCGTAAGCCAAGGATTAATTGCTCCTCAATTCAACATTTTATCTGATCAAGATTTAGCAACAGTATTAACATCAGCTCAGTATTTAGATAATGACGATGTGCTTTCAGAAACCTTTGATTATAACACATTACTTCAAGACGCAGACGAAGGCTTAGATTCTCCAGATAATTTAGATGAAAGTGAGGGTATAGGATTGAATGCATTTATTAATAACTTAAAAGGTGGAAAGAGACTGAGAAAGAGAGTTAGATCGCAATTAGCATTGAATAGGAGAAAGTTAGCAGAAAATATAAAATCAGTTGAGCCAGAAGGTACCCTAACAGGAGGATTAGCTAGTAAACAGCTAACCGAAGCTAACCAGTTAGAAGCACAGAATATTAAAGATGACATAGATACCTGGAAGAAAGAAATAGCTTTAGCAGCTACTCAAGGACCAGCTGGATACCCTATCATTGCAGATAGAACAAAAAAAATCAAAGAAGCTGAGCAAAAACTAAATGAAGCGCAGGCTAGAAAGTAAGAAATTAGTTAAACAAATATTTATAATCGTATGGGAAAATTAGATTCATTTAGAAAACTTATAAGAGAAGAAGTGAGAGCTGTCTTCCAAGAAGAACTTGCGTCTATTTTGAAAGAAGCTATCATTTCGAATAAGCAAACAATAACAGAAACAGCAGCTCCTAAGAAAGCTCCTATTCCTGGAACCCTTAATACTCAGCCAGTTAGAAAGATGGCTGCACCTATTTTAAGTCCAAACAATCCTTTGAACAGCTTACTTGCAGAAACAGCAAATGCTATGTCAGGAGATGATATGGAGACATTCAGTTTTGATTCTTCAGATGCTATGGGATTTGGAGGAGCGCAAATGCTTAGAGAAGCAGCACCAGTAGTTGACTCAGTAGATCAAATGTTAGCCACTGCAAGACCTAGTTCCAATATGGACGCTATTCAAATAAATGCAGTTCCAGACTTCACAGCTTTAATGAGTAAAATGCAACAAAACGGACAAATTTAATGGCATACAATGTACGAAATATTAATGTATTAGATCTAAGACCTTCAACAGGTATTGGAGTTTCATTACCATTTCGTAATCCTGCTGTATTTGAAACCGTATACACAACTAAAGATCAGATAAAGTTTAATCTTATAAACTTTTTACTAACTGATCCTAGAGAGAGAATATTCAATCCTGCTTTTGGTGCTGGCATCAGAGGTAGGTTATTTGAGCAGTTAACTAATAGTACTGCTGAAGATTTGGATGCATTAATTAGATCAGGAGTAGAAAGGTATTTTCCGAATGTAGTTATTACTGAGTTAAGTTTTGGAGGTGATCCTAACCAAAACACTTTAACCGTTAATTTTTCCTATACAATTAGAAACACAAGAGAATCTGATAATATAATTTTAAGTATAAATGGCTAATAAAGATATAAGGTATTTAAATAAGGATTTTGCAACCTTCAAAGAAGCGTTGATTGAATATGCCAAGGCGTATTATCCAACTTCCTATAATGACTTTTCTACATCATCTCCTGGTACTATGTTTATTGACATGGCTGCTTATGTTGGTGATGTGTTAGCTTTCTACTTAGATAATCAAACTCAAGAGACTTTTTTAGAGTATGCAAAACAACCTTCTAATCTATACAACCTAGCCTATATGTTAGGTTATAGACCAAAAGTAACTTCTGCAGCTATTGTAAACTTGGATGTATACCAACAACTTCCTGCATCGGGATCTGATTATGCTCCTGATTTCAATTATGCATTAACTGTTGAAGAGGGTATGCAAATTAAATCGAATGTAGATAATACTATATTCTTTTATAGTCCGAACAAAGTAAACTTTAATTTATCATCTTCAATCAATCCAACTGAGATTTCAGTTTATACGACTGTAGGTGGTAATCCTAATACTTATCTATTAAAGAAAACAACTCAGGCAATATCTGGACAAGTTAAAACAACTACCATATCTTTTGGAGCAGCTGAGAGATTTCCAGTTAGAACCATTCAGGATACAAATATAATTGAAATATTAAGTATTACAGATAGTGATGGTAATAAGTGGTATGAGGTACCTTATTTAGCTCAAAACTATATTTTAAAGCCTGTACAAAACACTGCATTAGCATATCCACAATTATATCAAGAAGCTAATGAAGTTCCTTACATATTAGAAAAAGAAATTGTACCTAGAAGATTTGTTACTAGATTTAAAGAAGATACTACACTTGAATTAGAGTTTGGTGCAGGTGTATCAGCAGTTTCTGCTTCTGGTTATTTACCTAATCCTAATAATGTAGGTATAGGAACTGTAAATGGTATTACTTTATTGAATACTGCCTTTGATCCAACA